TAGAGGCGTTCCCAGACAAGGAGAAACTTGCTGAGAACCTTAGAATCGTGAAGTTCCCAAGCGGAGAGAAAACCGCAAGGGACATCAAGAGGTTCATCCAGAAACTTGTAAATACTGGATTCAGACCAGAACTTGTCATCGTTGACTACTTCGAGTGCCTTGCTCACGAGGCTGACAAGTCATCAGCCAATGAATACGAGAAGGAAGGTAAGACCATGAGGGTGTTCGAGGCAATGGCTGGAGAGCTTGATATGGCTTTCTGGATTCCATCACAGGGTACAAAGGATTCCATCAACCTTGAACTTGTCACTATGGACAAAATAGGCGGCTCAGTGAAGAAAGCTCAGATAGCACACGTTATTATGTCTATCGCCAGGACTGTTGAGGATATATCAAACAACAAGGCTACAATCGCAATCCTCAAAAACAGGGCTGGAAAGAGTGGAAAGGTGTTCAACAACGTTGAGTTCAACAACGGTACGTGCAGAATAAATACTGACAACGTTGACGAACTTGACACCCTCTACCAGGTAAAGGAGAAGAGGAATGAGGAACAACTTAAAATCCAAAATGCGATAGCACAGCAGATGAGAGAACAAACGAAAAATACATAAAAAAATCGTGGGATTTTTTTTGTATTGCTGAAGTCGCTTGGCAATCAATGGTTTACGAAATTGGTTGCCATTTTTTTGTCAACGAGGGTCAAAAAATTATGTATATTTGCGTTAGGGCAGATATTTATTTTTTGCATCAAGATGATAAAAAAAGAGATTAAAGGTTAACCGAAACTTAGAAAATAATGTATTAAAAAGTAACTTTTGTTTATGCAAGTAATAAAGCGTGACAAAACAGAAGAGTTGTTCCAAATTCAAAAGATAGAGAGAGCCATCGAGAAGGCATTTGAATCATGCGGAAAACCCGCCAATTATACAGTAATCGACTGTATCAGAAGGATTTACAACATTCAGTCAAGTGAGACAGTTCATGTTGAAGACATCCAGGACAATGTAGAAAAGTGCCTTATGGACGTTGACAAGGAAGTTGCGAAAGCCTACATCATTTACAGGTATAACCATAAGCTCATTCGTGAGAACAAGGAGAAGATTTACAAGGGACTTACGAAGAAGCTGATGGCTGACGATGTTCAGAATCAGAACGCAAACCTGGACGAGCATTCCTTTGGTGGAAGAATGGGTGAGGCTAACAGGTTGGTAACCAAGGACTACGCACTCAAGTACTGCATGTCCAGACGTTCGAGGAACAACCACCTCAACAATGAGATTTACGTCCATGACCTCGACAGTTACGCAGTTGGAATGCACAACTGTCTCTCTGTACCGTTTGACGACTTGCTTGCGAAAGGATTCAATACGAGGCAGACCGATGTCAGACCAGCCAACAGCATCAATACGGCGATGCAGCTCGTGGCAGTGCTTTTCCAGCTACAGTCACTACAGCAGTTTGGCGGCGTGAGCGCAACTCACCTGGACTGGTCAATGGTCCCATACGTAAGAAAGTCTTTCTTCAAGCATTTCAAAACTGGGGCAAAGTATATTGAAGGAGTAAAGATTCCAATGGACGAGTTCAACGACACACTCTCCATTGAAGACGAGAAGTACAAGGCAAGCGGTAGCGTTTACACATATGCAATAGACCAGACAACAAAGGAACTGAAACAGGCTGTTGAGGGTATGTACCATAACCTCAATACCCTACAGAGCAGAAGCGGAAACCAGCTTCCTTTCACATCAATCAACTACGGAACTTGTACACTTCCAGAAGGAAGAATGGTAATAAAGGCACTCCTCGACGGTTCAATCGAGGGTGTTGGAAAATTCAAGAAGACACCTATATTCCCATGTGGTATATTCCAGATGATGGCTGGTGTCAATAAGAGGGAAGGTGACCCTAACTACGACTTGTTCAAACTCGCCCTCAAATCAACATCACAGAGGTTGTATCCAAACTACGCAAACTGCGACTGGAGTGGCAACGCTGGATACGACATCAACGACCCAAGGACTTACTTTAGCACTATGGGCTGTAGAACGGCTAACGGCTTCGACATCAATGGATTCGGACAGCTCAAGGACGGTAGAGGAAATATCTGCCCAGTAACTGTTATTATGCCTACTCTGGCTATGGAAGCCAAGGAGAAGGTCGAGGAGAAGGCTAAGAAGGAGGATAGAGTATATTCAAACTCAGAGGTTGTAGAAGAGTTTATGAAACTTCTCTCCAAGAAGATTGAGGAGGCAAAGGACATGCTGCTTGAGAGATTCGAGTGGATTTGCAGTCAGTCCCCAGCATCTGCGAAGTTCATGTGGGAGAACAACACAATGGCTGGCTACATTCCAGAGGAAGGTATACGTTCAGCATTGAAACACGGAACTCTTGCACTTGGTCAGCTTGGTCTCGCAGAAACCCTACAAGCCCTCATACAGACAGACCATACCACTGAGGAGGGTATGGAACTCGCCAAGAGGATTGAAGGTATGTTCAAGGAACAGGTTGCAGCATACAAGCAGAAGTACAGCCTCAACTTCGGTGTCTACTACACACCAGCTGAGAACCTCTGCTACACCGCAATGAAGAAGTTCAGAGACAAGTACGGAGTTATTCCTGGAGTTTCTGACAGGGAGTACTTCACCAACTCAATGCACGTTCCAGTATGGCACAAGATGAGTCCGTTCCAGAAGATTGACATCGAGGCACAGCTAACTAGCTATTCTTCAGCAGGTTGCATCACATACGTTGAACTTCCTAGCACCACGAAGAACAACCTCGACGCTCTTGAGGCAATTGTTCTCTATGCAATGGAGAAGGACGTGCCTTACTTCGCAATCAATGTACCTAACGACATCTGCAACGACTGCGGATACACGGACGAAATGGGTGATACATGCCCAGTGTGCGGAAGCAAGAACATCAGCAGACTTCGTAGGGTAACTGGTTATCTCACAGGTGATTACAAGACTGCGTTCAACTACGGAAAGCAGGAAGAGGTAAAAGATAGAGTTAAGCATATTGAACATTTTTAACGGTTTATGAAGATTAGTGGAATATCGCACCCAGACGTGAATAATGGACTGGGATTCAGAGTCACCATTTGGGTGTCTGGGTGCGTCCATCACTGCAAAGGATGCCATAACCCAGAGACCTGGGATTTCAATCATGGTAGAGATTTTACAGATGAGGACAAACAGAAGGTTTTTGATTTATTGGATAAACCCTATATCAAGGGAGTGACGTTTTCTGGGGGAGACCCATTGTGTTCATACACAGATGTTTTGAGTTTGGCGAAGGAATTAAAGGAAAGATACCCAGCAAAGGACATATGGGTATTCACGGGTTTCAGCTTCGAGTATGTTAGGGAGCATTTCAATGAGATTTTGGGCTATGTGGACTACATTGTCGATGGAAAGTTTGTAATCGAGGAAAGAGACGTAAGTTTAGCCTTTAGAGGTTCAAAGAACCAAAGGATATGGAAGAAAGAGGAGGAAGAGTTTAAAGTGATTAATTTGGATAAAGGTGGCTAAGAAACAGCCACCTTTTTATATTTATAGTAATAAATGACTATAGACTATGGTATTGACAGAAGATATGAAGTCACTGTTTCGTACAGTGAGGACAATGCTTGGAGCACCAATCCGTATCGTACAGCTTGAGGACGAGCAGTTGTGCGACCTCCTGGACGTGGCTATCGGCGATTACTCTGAGAAGGTTCAGAACTGGGTCATCGAGACACAATGGCTCAATATGCAGACGAAGGGACAGATACAGTTCCAGAATGCCAGTGAGCTTGCATACGCCATGACAATCCGTACAATGGACTGGTCACGTGACTACTCATACTGGTTCTCTCGTGAGGTTGGGCTACAGCAGCGTGGTAACTATGAACTCAAGAAAGACTTCTTCCAGGTGGAGAGAGGTAAGCAGGTATATGTAATTCCTGCTGGGCGTGAGATTAACAAGGTGATGTATGTCACCCCATCAACAACAAAAGCAGCCCTCTACGGCAATCTAGGAACACTTGACACTGGTATTGCAGGAGGTTTTGGACAGTACGGTAATATGGGTAACGGTATGGGACTCACAGGATTCTACGTCGGTTCAGCATATGATACTGCACTTATGGCTGCTGACCTCAAGTACAAGAACTCACTCTTGAGGGGTGATTTGGCTTACAAGGTGACGGCAGGACCAGAGGGCACACACCTCGTACACCTACTTTCAACCCCAGGCTCACCAAACATGGTTGGTGGTGTTGCAGCAGACGACACATGGGGCTGGAACAGGTACGCAAGTTGCTATGTGTGGTACACGTACTATGACGTGTCTGGAGGACCTGACGATGCGGACCTTTGCAGACTGGAGAACAAGGATGATGTTATCATCACACCAGACCAAGTTCCATTGGAGAAGATGAGGTATGAACTCATGAACAATCCTACACAACAGATTATAAGAAGGTTATTGGTTGCTGAGGCTAAGATACTCCTTGGTATTATAAGAGGTACGTATAGCGGTAGCGTGAAGATACCAGACGCTGAAATGCAGATGGACTACAACATGTTGCTTGACCAGGGAAAGAGTGAGAAGGAAACGGTGCTCAATGAGTTGAAGGAGAGACTTGAGAGGATGCTTCCTTGGAACTTGATTAAGAACCAGGTTGAAATGAGTGACAACCTCATAAAGGTACTCAAGAACAAGCCACTTGGATTATTTGTGAGATAATTTTGTAAAGAAATCAGAAAAAATAGCATGAAATTGAAAAAAAGTCGGAATTTTATTTGGAAATTCCGATTTTTTTATATATCTTTGCAGCAGAAATTCAAAATTACAAACTTATGAGCAGATTGAAGTTAAATTTTTCTGCGTCTGATAGCAGATTTAGAGAAGTACTAAACAAGAGGGTCAACGGATTCATCCAGACACTTCTTGGAGAAGGTAACAAGTATCACGGTACTTTTTCCGATTATTCTTTATCATCGATGCAAGGTGCTGTTTGGAATGAAGATGATACATATTCTTTTCCAAATGGTGGCAGTGTTTATGTTTCGTCCAATAACCAGGAGTTTATCAACACCATCGTTGTTGGACTGGTGTCCAACAAGAATTTGTCTATAGGTGATATGCATTTTATTGGGTTTGAGGTATTTGATTATAAACTCAGAAAAGAGTATGACATCGTTAGGGCTATCAGTCCAATCCTCGTGTCAACCCCAGAGAGAAGAATGCTCACATTTAAGGATGAGGGCTTTATTGACCTGTTGAGAGAGAAGTCAATAAAAAAGTTAATCTTGGCGGGAGTTGATGAAAGGAAAGCAAAATCCATCAAGTTTGAGCTGTTCCACCCAGAGAAAGCAAGAAGTGTATGCGTGAAAATCGGCGATGCGGTAAACATTGGCTCTAGGGTGATGCTTCTTGTCAGAGGTAATAAGCAGGCAAGAGAGACCCTATACACAATGGGTATAGGAAAATGTACTGGATTCGGATTCGGTGCAGTATCAGTTAATAATAAATAATAGTATTAATTAAAATAAGGAAAATTATGAAAAGTTTATTGATTAAAGGCCACATTTGTGGCAAAGGTTGTGTTAATTTCGATGACTCTGACCAGCAGAGATTTACGTTGAAGAAACTTGGTATTAGTGACACCGTTCCCAACAAGAACGTAAAGCTTGCCAAGAAAGCGTATGTGTTGAAGCGTGACGGTGATGGCAATCCTGTGTTGAAGGATGGTGAGAAGGTCTATGACTACAAGGTGAAGATTTCATCTGAGTGTCTCCGTAAGGCTATATTCGTCAACGATGCCGAGTACACTAATCCTATGATTAAGTTCTCTGATATTGTTTCTGCGAACTATATGCTTTCACCATCTGCTCTTGGTAGGGGTTATATGTTTGCCAATGTCCCGTCTGCTGGTGGTGAGACGTTGAAGAGAAAGTCTCCGCTCACTGTTTCTGACGCTATTCAGTCAAATGACGTACTTTCTTCTCTTGAGATAGGCATCACCAGCGGTGACAGAAACGACACCTCTTTCTTCTACACTGAGAGCGTTGGCGATATTGAGTACGACTTCACCGCTGTAATCGACATGAAGACACTTGTGTTTGTCGTTGCTGACCCTCTGTTCGATAGAATGGCAATCAAGGCAGACTGGATTGACACTGGTCTCGCTGAGAAGATGCTTGAAATGCATTTCCCTGGTATCTCTCATCCTTATAAGGGCTTCTTCACCGCAAGTGCCAAAACCCTCACACAGGAGATTACGGAGTATGGTATTGTACTTAACAAGGAGATTGCAGAGTATCTTGTGAAATACATTCTCAAGAACATTCTTGGTATATCCATCAAACGCAATACAGCCTATGCAAACGTAACGTCAATCTCTATCAAGGAGGTTAACGACATCGTTAACGACAAGTTCGAGTCAACTGACGGCTGGAAGACTCTTACATCAAGAGAGGATGTTGACAAGTTATCGTTTGACATCGAGTGCCCATACGTGCCTGCGTCTGCCGAAGACATCGAGAAGATGAAGGTAATCAAGGAGCAGTACATGAACGAGAAGAAGGCCAGGAAGGACGAGAAGGAGAAGGATAAGGAAGAGCGTAAGGCAAGAAAAAAGGCTAAGGAGGCATAACTATGGCTTACTATCTTTTACTTGAATTCAAGGACGCTGGGTTGATTCTTGACAATAAGAGCCAAAGACCCAAGGAAGGCTGGAAGCATGCCTTGAATGAGTTTGGAGTGAACTCAAACGTCCCAACACGTAATATTGACTATGACACGCCAATCGGCGTGTCACAAGTCAGTAATATGCTTCATGTGATGTTCGGATTAGCACCTAAGCCTACGTACAGGCGTTCGGCAATAGAGAGGTGTGAACAAATCTATGAGATTGCTAAGAAAGCAAGGATTAGATATTATGATGCATGTGATGAGAACATCTATGAGAAGTCTGAGGTGTTGTCAACAGCAAAGTACCAGGTGGACTCTCATAGGACACCTAAGGCTAGGATAGGTGATAAGATTTATCTTGGAGTCTATTCGTGGTCATATCTTTCCAAGTGGCTTACCAGTAGGGCTGACGAGGAGTTTTCATCTGAGCTGTTCTCAGTGTTGAGTGAGGTTCTTGAGTGCGATGACGTGAGGAAGACGTATATGTTCGAGGACGCAGTGCTTGGACTAAGAAAATTTTATGACGATGAAATAGGGTACTACAATGACGAAAGACTGATTGATTTCTTCGACAAACACGGTGAGAAGAAGATTGTCAACTTCATTGGAAGTCATTATGCATGCCTGCTTTTCGGTAGACCGCATAACAGCAGTATGGAGAAGTCATCTAATACGCCGTACAAGTATCCGACACCATTGTTGATAGACAGGGGTGTGAGCCAGAGAGTGGCTAAGCTGAGTGGTGAGATTCTGGTTGAGATTGACGATGAAACCCTCGTGGAGAGACTGCACCAGGTTGGCATACTTCCTACACTGCTTGACGGTGGTATTGTGACTGTCATGAGTCTGGAAAAATGGAAGCCAGACCCCATTGACTACGCAAAATTCAAGGAAATTTCTGAGCAACACATACCAGAAGGCTCTGAGAAACAGTAACTTAGGTAGAACGTAGTGTTTCTAATAGTAATACTGAATGTAATACCAACATGATTACCTGGATGGCATAGCTGCCATAGAGTGTTTCTAATAGTAATACTGAAGGTAATACCAACCAAGCAGTACAGCCCTATACCATTGAACTTAGTGTTTCTAATAGTAATACTGAAGGTAATACCAACATGAATTGAAGTCATACCAATTCATACGAAGTGTTTCTAATAGTAATACTGAAGGTAATACCAACAAAAGGGGTGGATTTTCCACGGGGTTGACCAGTGTTTCTAATAGTAATACTGAAGGTAATACCAACTAGGCTCACTGTGGCTGTTTCATCTATACTAGTGTTTCTAATAGTAATACTAATGGTAATACCAACAAGAGGTGGCGCAAGGAACATGGCATCACAGTGTTTCTAATAGTAATACTAAAGGTAATAACAACACCTTGATTGCTGCTGGTTCAATAAATGCAACACTTGTAGTATGAATACTGAGGGTAATAACAACATACTGTGGTATTATCTCATGGTCTGAAATAGTGTTTCTAATATTAATACTAAGGGTAATAACAACCTTCGTCTCTTCCTCATGCATCGTCATCGAAGTGTTTCTAATAGTAATACTGAAGGTAATAACAACAACAGGGACAAGATGCTTGCGGCACAGAGAGTGTTTCTAGTATGAATACTAATGGTAGTAACAACGATGTAGAATCACCCACTCTACGTAAGGAAGTGGTTTTAACGGTAATATTAAGGATAATACCAACTCAGAATTTTTCACGTCTTATGCAAAGATAGTGTTTTTTAGTATAATGCTTATGGCAATACCAACCTTTGGCTCTCTCACCGACACTGATAACAAGCATTTCTAATGGCAATATTAAGGATAATATCAACATCTGCATGTCGGCTGAGGTATTCTTCTTAGAGTTTTTAATAGTAATACTGATGGTAATAACAACAGGCTGAGCCAGACCTTTCGCTTACCGTTAGCGTTTTTAGTAGTAATGCTTATGGCAATAACAATTAGGTTTAGCCTCACTGACCATTGATGAGAATATTTCTAGTATGAATATTGAGGATAATAACAACACGCTTGTACCAGTGATTTTGCCGATGTTGAGTGTTTGTAGATGGATATTAAGAGTAATAACAACATGCTGTGCCGTTTACCACAGAAAGGAAATTGTTTATAGTAGAGATACTGAATGTAATAGCAAAACCTGCTCGTATGAGGAAGCGGCGTAGAATTCTATATAAGTAGTAAAGCTAAGGGCAATACCAATAGAGAGGTACTGAACAATGTTTTTAAAATCAATACTTAAGGTAATTAATTTTTTTTAACTTAAATTTTTTGGCTATATCAGCCATTTTTACTAATTTTGCAACAAAAATTTAAAACAGACATGAATATTAAAGATTTCAAAGCAAAAACCCCTCAACAGGGTGGTACAAGCTGGTGTGACCACACAACTGGAACTATAAATGTCGTCGCTACCGCTTGCAATCTCTTGCTGGACACGAAAAGAGCAGAGGAAGAACTTCCTGGAGTCCGTGAACAATGTATGTATTCTTCTGGATTCCATGATTTATACAAGGTTACGGAGTACCTTCAGAAATATTATAATGAGAAACTGAGGTCTAATCAGTTTGACACTGGCTTTTCTGACGAGGATGGGTCTGACCCAATGTTTAAGGGTGGAAAAGCTTTACCCCATAATGTTGGAAGTTGGGCTTTCCTAAGAAACAACACAAGTCTTGGTGAGACTAATGAAAATGATTGTGTGCATAGCGGTGTGTTATATCATCATGTGGTTAATGGTGAAGTTGGTGAAGTATACGGCACTCCATCAACAATAGTTAACTCTATGTCCGAGGAGGATTTCAACAGAATGTGTGAAGCATTCAAGTTTGTATGTGATTATATGGAGAAAACATACTCAATATCTGAGGTCAATGGTAAGAAGGTAGAACTCGTGGAAGTTGATTCTAAGATAGACAAAGAGGTTGTTTATCCGTTGATGAAAAAGTATACCACTGGTAGAACTGGACCAAACATATGGAAAGAATTGGATAAATTTGCAAGGTATTTTATTGTTCGTTCGATGACAGTATTTGCTGACAGATTAGTGTCATCTATGGGAGGATACACCAGTGATTTTGCATCGAATAATGTTGAGTTTATCAGTGAAGAGATATACTCACTAACGAGCATGCGAAATAGGTTTAACTTCATTACACCAGATTTCCTTGAGAGTGTTGGATATGACAGGAAAAGAATTGACAAACAGTTTGAATATGTTAGAGAACTCATGAGTTGCAAAAATTCAATTCTGTCAGCCAATGCTGGATTTGGAAAAACGCTCATTGGGGTCATATATTCTGTGCTTATTGGCAAGAAAACGATATGGGTAGTTCCAACAAATGCACCAGCATATAGCACATGGCTGTCAATCAACAAGGAACTTAGTATTATGGGTATGAAAAATGTCACCACAGCGTTATATCACACTGGTGACTATCTGTATGGTGATGAAAATGCAGATATTCTTGTTACGAACATTGATACTTTCCTTGGTTATATGATTAAGAATAACGTAGCATCGAAGCTGGCAACTTTGTTTGCCTCTACCATTATTTGCGATGAGTTCCATGAGCTTGTCAATAATAATAAACCGATGTTTGCTGCATTTATTGGGACAGTCTACACACTCATGAGATATACAAAGGCTAATGTGTTGTGTATGTCTGCTACTGCTCATAGACTTGACAAGTATTTTTGGAACACCAGGGGTGAGGAAGACTTTATTAAATATGTAAAGGGAGACATCTATGGTAAGGACATTCCTTTGAGACTCAATGTGAAAGTGTTTAGTAACGGTATAAGCAGTTTGAATATAGCCTCCAAGGATACAATTGTTGTGGCAGAGACTAAGAGGGATGCCATTGAATTTGGTGTGAAGAATGAAGCCAAGGATTACTATTATCTTCACGCTAATTTTCCAGACACATGGCGTGATGAAAAACTTAACCATGTCCTTGATAAATACGGAAAGAATTCTAAGATTGAATCAAGGAGCGAGTTGATAGGTACGTCGATGCTTGGTTATGCTCTTGACATCACGACTACCAACATGTATGATTTCACCACATCACCAGATACAACTATACAAAGAGGTGGTGGTCGTGTTGCTAGGTTTGGTATTGAGGACAATGAAATACCTACATACAATCTGTGTATTGACGAGAGCAAAAGACACCATAGGATAATTGAAGACACATATAACTATGATTTGTGGAAAGAATGGTGTGCGTGTATGAAAGAATATTCTGGTCAGATTATTACACGTGGTGAACTCTATGGAATATACGACAACTTCATAGAGGAACGTAGGGAAAAATATGAGAAAATGCTATATGAGAAGTTCAATAAAAGCTCTGAGAGTCTTACCAATATGAAGCCATATCGTGTCATGAAACGTATTGATGATGATAAGAAGTCATTGCCCGCTGGAAAGCTTACATATAGAGGAAGTAACAGCAGTATATATGTTGTTGCAAGAATGGGCAACGGTGATTACTCAGAGCCAATAGTGGTTGACAGCAAGGTTATCTATGACAAAGATAATGAGTATAACTATTATGCGAGGAAAGCTCAGTACAAATATTTCGTCGAAAAACTTGGAAAGGATGAACTTGATAGAACTTACGGCATTTATGACCCAGAGAAGAGAACAAGGTCAAAACAGAGTTTCGACACTGTTAAGTTTGAGGTCGCCAGACATCGTGAAACGCCTCTTTTCCTGCTTAATGCACGGTTTAGTCCAAAGGTAGGACTTATCATGGATTATACCAAAGATGATAGTGATATTGATGGTGATTATTAAATAATGTTAAAGAATCGGGATAACATTTGGTTATCTCGATTTTTTTATGTATCTTTGCAGTCAAAACGATACGACTATGACGAGAGAGCAAGCAAAACAGATTCTCCTCAAGGATGTGGAGAAGAACATCAAGAAGTTTGGTGAGGATACTGTCGCAGTGATGTCACCTATGCCAGGAAAGAACTCCTGGACTTGGAAAGAGTACAAGGAGGCTGTCATCAATGACACCAATCTTGAGGGTACTGAGGATATGAACCCTATCGACTCCATACTGAGATATGAGGAGTATCGTCTTGAGCGTGGTTTGGAAAGTATGGTTGACGTATTTTTAAAAGAGGAATAATATATGATTATAACTGAAAGTATTCTATGGGTAATCGCCTGGATTATCGGCGTGATGGTGACTGTAGTGTTGTTCTACTACATGAACAACAAGGTGACACTGGCTAACATGGTTGGTGCTGTCTTCATCTGGTGGATTATACTACCATTGTTTATTTGCGCATCCATAGCAGTTGGTATTATGTGGCTTATAACGAATGCTGACGAGATTGTCCTATTCGAGAAAAAGGACTGGTGGATGACCAAGGAAGATAGAAAAAGGTATGGGATGGAGGAGAGAAAGCCTAAGAAGACCAAGGAATTCTTCGACACCCTACAAAAAATGGAGAATGATAGTAAGAAGTTAAACAATAATAACATTTCAGAAAAATGAGAAAGTTTTTATGGGTAATGTGCGCATTGCTGGTCGGGATGTCAGCATACGCAAATGAGAGTAATGACACAGTAATTAACAAGACACTGGACGAGTTCACCGTCACGTCTTTCTATCGCAGTGCAACCCCCATGCTGGGCAGCACCATCGATGCCAAGACAATTCTGGAGAACAACTACGGTCAAGAGCCTTCCTGGTTGTTTGCCAAGATGCCTTCCATCTTCGCATTCAGTGACAATGGAACTACTTTCGGCTACGGTTACTTCCGAATTCGTGGACTTGACCAGACTCGTATCAATGTGACGCTTGACGGCATGCCCTGGAATGAGGCAGAGGACTTTGGCTGTTACTTCGCCAATAGCCCCGACATCATGGCAGATGCTGGCACAATCGATGTTGGTCGTGGGACGAGCACCTACAACCCTGGTACTGCATCCTACGGAGGTAGTGTGAACATCAGCTCTATCGACCTGTTGAAGAAGAACGTATCCTATGCTGACTTCGGCGGTGGTAGCTTTGCATCAGCCAAGACATCGGTGAACATCAACACTGGTCTCATGGGTAAGTGGGCAGTACACGCACGTGGTACAGTATCACACACTGACGGCTATCGTGAGCACAGCCAGAACAACTCGCAGTCC